CCTAGTCTACCAGAACAGTATCAACATACAATAATAGATGGTGCTATGTATTATGTTTACCAGTTTAGAGGTGACAATCAAGCAGCACAACTAGCATTACAAAAGTTTGAACAGGGTATTAAACAACTACGTAGTTTACATATCAATCGCACAGAATATTTACGAGATACAAGAGTACATTTCTAATGGCTACACAGTGGCAAACATTTCCTATAGAGTTTAAAGGCGGTCTCGTCTCTAACCTTAGTCCCTTACAGCATGGTACTAATGCCGTAGGTTCTGCTACTATTTTACAAAACTTTGAAGCTACTAAAGAAGGTGGTTACTCTAAGATAAAAGGCTATGAGAAATACAGTACTACAACTGTTCCTGGTACAGGATCTATCTTAGCTTTAAAAGTTATAAGCTCTGGAAGAATTGTAGTTGCCAGAAAGAATGCTAGTAATGTAACAGAATACTATTATGGTACAGGTACTACATGGACTTCTATGGGTGCTAGACCTCTATTAGGTAGTAAAACCCGTAGTGCTTTGTATAATCTAAATGGCGACGATAAAGTTTTATTTGTTGATGGTGTTAACTACCCTGCTACTTATAACACTTCTGGTAATTCTCTTACAGCAATAGCTAGTAGTACAGATGTTCTAGGTGCTTCACATGTAGCAGTGTTTAAAGATACAGCATTTTATGCAAAAGGTAATAATGTATTTTTTACTGCGCCCTTTACTGTTGATAACTTCAGTGCTGCTGATGGTGCTGGTTCTATTAATGTATCTTCTGATGTAACAGGTTTAACTGTATTCCGTGATCAGCTTATCATATTCACTTCTGATAGTATTAAACGTTTAACTGGTAATACAACAGCTGATTTTCAGGTAGCACCTATCGCAAGTAAAATGGGTTGTATAAACGGAGATACTATACAAGAGGTTGGTGGTGATATTATATACCTAGCAGCTGACGGTATTAGATTACTAAGTGCTACTGATCGTATTGGTGACTTTGGACTAGACATTGCATCTGATCCTATTTCTAGAGATGCTACTAAATTTCTAGCTAGTACTTCTAATTTTACATCTGTTATTTTACGTGAGAAAGCTCAGTACAGAATCTTTGCATTTATTGAGTCTGAACAAAATGAAGTTGCTAAAGGTTTGATTGCTACTAAGCTTATAGCTCAGGGTGCTTCTGGTATAAGTTGGTCTACTACATTTGGTATAAAAGCTCATATAGCTGACAGTCGATATTCAGGTACAGCAGAGACTATTGCTTTTGCTAATGGAGATGGTTACGTATATATTATGGATACAGGCTCTAGCTTTGATGGTGCTAACATTGATGGTTTGTATGAATCTCCCTTCATGCCACTCTCTGATCCACAACTACGGAAATCCTTTTATAAAATTACTCTATATGCTAAACCTACAGGTCCTATGGATCTAGGGTTAAATATAAAATATGACTTTGATACTAAGACCAGCACGTCTGTTATACAACCTCCTACACAGAGAATAGAAAGTACAGGTACAGCAGTATTTCTCTATGGCTCTTCAGAGTCAGTGTTTAATACAGCTACCTTTGGTGGTGAACTTGACGTAGTATATAATACTAATCTTGTAGGGTCAGGTAAGACTATAGCACTACGTGTAGAGGATAACTCTACTAATCCCACATTCACTCTAGACACAGCCCTGCTAGAGTATAGACAAAACGATAGACAGTAAGGACTAAATTATGGCAGGTTATACACGTCAAGACACTGGTAACAACATTGCTAACGGAAACGTTATTGATGCTGACGACTTTGATGCAGAGTACAATGCTCTTGAAGCAGGGTTCAACGCATCGTCAGGACATAAACACGATGGTACTTCTGGTGAAGGTGCACCTATTACTAAGGTAGGACCAGCGCAAGATGTAGTTGTTTCATCTTCAAATGTTGTACCTAAGACAACGAATACTTTAGATGTAGGATCTACAGGAGCTAGGTTTAAAGACGGGTTCTTTTCTGGTGGCCTTAGTATTGCTACTATTACAGCTACTGGAAATGTATCTGTAGGTGGTAATCTTAATGTTACAGGTAATACTACAATCTCTGGTAATCTTACTTTCGGTGATGCAGCTACAGATACCATAGACTTTCAAGCTGATGTAAATAGTAACATAGTACCAGAAATAACAGGAAACTTTAGCTTAGGTACTTCTACACAACAATGGCAAAACCTGTGGTTAGACGGTACTGCAAATGTTGATACTCTTACAGTAGATGAGAACGCTACAGTAGCAGGTACGCTAGGTGTAACAGGTGTTACAACATCAGTTAGTGGATTTGTAGGTAATGTTACTGGTAACTTAACAGGCGCTGTTACTGGGGATGTTACTGGTAACTTAACAGGCGATGTAACAGGAGATGTTACAGGTTCTTTAACAGGTGATGTTGCTGGTAATACTATTGGTAATTTAACAGGTAATGTAACTGGTGATGTGACAGGAGATTTAACAGGTGACGTAACGGGTGACGTTACAGGTAATTTAACAGGCAATGTAACAGGTAATGTAACTGGCAATGTTACAGGTGGAGTTACTGGTAATGTAACAGGAAACCTAACAGGCAATGTAACAGGCAACCTGACAGGTGATGTTACTGGAGACGTTACAGGAGACCTGACAGGTGGAGTTACTGGTAATGTAACAGGTAATGTGACAGGTAACGTAACAGGAAACCTAACAGGTAACGTAACAGGAGATGTTACTGGGGATGTTACAGGTGCTCTAACAGGTAATGCATCAACAGCAACGGCCTTAGCCACTTCTCGTACCATAGGTTTATCAGGTGATGTAACAGGGTCTGTTTCATTCGACGGTACAAACAGCGTCACTATAGCAGCTACGATTGCAGATGATAGTCACAATCATACTATTGCTAATGTAGATGGCTTACAAACAGAAATAGATACTAAAGCAGAACTAGCTGGTTCTTCATCTCAGGCTTTCTCTGCTTCCACTCTTAACGCTACTACTGTAGACTTAGGTGACTGGACCATAACAGAGAGTTCTGGTACTTTGTACTTTGCTACTAGTGGTACAAATAAGATGAAGTTAGATGCAAGTGGTAACATTACTGTAGCAGGTAACGTAACGGCGTTTGGCACTATCTAATGGCTAGTATTAACTTAACACCAGATGAATTAGAATCTATGCTAGATCGTGCAGCTAAGCGTGGCGCTAAGCAAGCTCTAACGTCTATCGGATTACATGATAAGTCAGCCGCTAAAGATATAAACGAGATGAGAGATCTACTTGACGTATGGCGTGATACACGTAGAGGTATTTGGTCTACAGTAGTCAAGGTAACAACAATCGCTATTTTAACATTCATCGCTGGTGCGGTGTGGATGCAGTTGGGAAATAAATAACATGGCAAAAAAGTTTGTAGGGTTTAAGCCTGAAACATTAAAAAATAAGGTTTTACCAGCGCTGGGATATAATGGCCCTACGGATCAAAAATCTATTAACCTCTTTCTATCAGCTAATCCTGCAGCGGCGGCTAGGATGGGTAAGTTTACCTTAGCGGCTAGGCGTACCATAGAAGGTGACCCTGTTAAGATGATGGCTGAGGGTGGGTCTGCTACAGACGAAGAAGAAACCACTACAGATGAAGGCACAGTCGTTAATAGTGGTGCAAGTACTATGACTTCTGCTATAACAACTGACCCTCGTAAGCTAACTATTAAAGCTGATACAGTAGCAGACAAAGGTACAGGTACAGAGATTGCTACAGGTACAGGTCAACTAGGTGGTGCTACTACAGCTACAAATGTAACAGCTGAACAAGCACCAGAAGCAGTAGCTTCACCAACTACACCAGTATCTACTGTAGATTCAACGATGGCAGCTCCAGCTGTAGATAAAGCACTTGCAGGTGTTACTGCAGCTACAGGTACTGTAAGCGACGAAGCTACTATGACAGCGGCTACAGGAGATCCTACTAAGTTAGCTCAACTAGATCTAAAGGCGGCAGAAGGTGAAGCGGCTAAAGTAGAAGACGCTCCTACTCGTGTACTTGAGACAGGCGAAACTATTGATGGTTCTTCTGTAGATCAACAGAAAGTACAAGACATATACGGTACAGAGAAGCTAGAAGCGGCTAGTGTACAGGACGAGATGTCTTCCCTAATGGCAGACTTTGAAGGTGGTTCTACACCAGCGTGGGCTGCAGGAGCTATGAGAGGTGCTACAGCAAGGATGGCAGCTAGAGGTTTATCTGCTTCATCTATGGCTGGTATGGCTATTGTACAAGCGGCTATGGAATCTGCGTTACCTATAGCACAGATGGATGCCTCTAACAAACAAGAGGTTGCTATGGAGTCGGCACGTCAACGCGCTGGTTTCCTCAACATGGAATTTACTCAAGACTTCCAAGCTAAGGTTCAGAACGCGGCTAGGGTATCTGAAATAGCTAACATGAACTTTACAGCACAACAGCAGGTAGCTCTTGAGAATGCTAAGATGGCTCAGACTATGAACTTAGCTAATCTAAGTAATCGTCAAGCTAAAGTAATGGCAGATGCAGCGGCTATGTCTCAGATGGATATGGCTAATCTAAACAATAGACAACAAGCACAGTTACAGAATGCTCAGGCTTTCTTACAGATGGACATGACTAACCTGAGTAACGAACAACAAACAAACATGTTCAAAGCACAAGAGAGAGTTAATTCTATTCTATCTGATACAGCCCAAGAGAATGCGGCTAAGCAGTTTAACGCTACGTCTGAGAATCAAACTAACCAATTCTTTGCTACACTTGCTACGCAGGTATCACAGTTTAACTCTGAGCAAAAGAATGCTATGTCTCGTTTCAACGCTGGTGAAGCTAATGCTTTATCTAGGTTTAACGCAGATCAAGAGAATGCACGTGACCAATTTAACGCTACTAACCATCTAGTTGTAGCACAGGCTAACGCTCAGTGGGCGCAGTCTATAACAACAGCTGAAAACGCAGCTGACAACCAAGCCAATCGTGACGCGGCTCTTGCCGCTAATAACTTAACTATGACTGCATACAACAATATGGTTCAACGTGAACGTGACGTTCTTGCTTGGGCTTGGCAGTCAGGTGAGAACGCAGCTCAAAGGGATGCTAACATTGCCATTGCTAAGATTCAAGCTGAGGCATCTGCTTCTGCTGGGGGCGACACTGACTCTAGTGGCCTATCAGCGGCATCAGGAAAGTTCCTTGGAGAGATTGCCACTAACGCAGCAAAACTATTATTCGGAAAGTTATAATATGCCAGAACCAGGTTATGATCCAAACGCTGTATCGAGCTTCTACAATCCCAGTAGCACTCCACGTCCTAAGCTGAGACCCTCAGGTCTAGGCTCACGTCCTAGTACAGCAGATAACAAAGGTAGTTCTGCAGTATTCTCTGCACCAAAGCCTGTGTATTCTAGTAATGACAACGATAACAAGTCAGATAAAAGATTAACACCAGCGTCTACTTTATATAGTGCTACTGCTAGTTCTTTAGCTGAGTCTGGTGCTAGATTATCAGCGAATAAAGAAACAAGAATATCACCTATGAATTTGTATGATCAGAAGAACATGCAAGAGATGAAGACCGAGCTTGAAGATTACTTGCGTGGTGTTGTTGTTGAAGACGGTGTAGCTGCTGATATGGCTCGTATGGCTGTACCAGAAGTTTATACAGGTGAAGTGAATGATGTAGAGGTTAAGTCTGGAGACACACTAACAGCTATAGCTAAGGATAAAGGTGTATCTTTAAAAGAGTTGATAGATGCTAATCCGCAGATAGATGACCCTGATCTGATTTTTCCTGGGCAGAAAATAAACATACCAAGTACAGAAGAGACTCCTGTTGTGGATATAGCTACAGCTGTTAGAGAGGATCAGATTAGACAACAAGACACCTCTACACTAAAAGGTAGCCAAGTAGGTCTTATGTCTAGACCTGCTACTGTTGAAGATACTAAGATGTCTGAGACTATATTACAAAAAACCCCTACAGATGATAGTTTAGAACATGCTTTAGCTATAGCATCTAGTATAAAGAATGCAAAGCCTGAGGATATATACAATAAAGTTATTATGCCTCTGGCTTACCATGAATCTGATGGTACAATGGACCCTAAACTAGCTCAGTATGGTGGAGGTCCTGGTAGAGGTGTTATGCAGTATGAACCTGATCGTTTCAACTCATCAGTTGTAAGAGCTATTAGACAGTTTAACGATTTAGGTAAAGATATACCTGAGTGGCTTGATAATATAGATTTATCTGGAGATATACAAAAGGAGATAACTTCTTTGACAGCAAATCAACAGATGTCTTTAGCTGTGTACGATCTTTTGCAAAAAAGGGGTGTTGACATAGGTGAAGTCTTATCAGGTAAAGAATCTATAGAGGACGTATGGGCTGATCATTGGTGGCAAGGGCCTGATAAGCAGAGGAAAAAAAGAATAGCGGCCTTCCGTAGAAGTCAGAGACTACTAAACAAGAATGCACCGTCTAATAATATAACAGCGTTTGAGTTCCCATAATGTTTGGACTTCCCTTAGAATTAATCACAATGCTTTTCTCCACTGTCTTAGGTGGAGTTATGTCCATATGGGGACAAAGTAATAAAGCTAAAGCAGAGCAACAGAAAGCTCTAGTAGGCGCAGTCAGTGAAGCTAGAGAGCATGGTAGTAAAGATAAACACTTTGCTTGGACACGTAGGATCATAGCTTTATCTGCAGTCGGATCTATTATTGTGTTGCCAAAGCTAGTAGCAGTATGGTATCCTGACGTAAGTGTAATCGTTGGTTATACAGAAGTACAGGGTGGCTTCGTTAACTGGCTCTTAGGTGCACCAGATGCTATACACTGGAAAGCGGCACGTGGATTCGTTATAACACCTCTAGACACACACATAGTTTCAGCAATAGTCGGCCTATACTTTGGCGCTGGCTTTACCAAATAGGATAATAATATGCCAATAGCAGGACCATTTGATAGACCAATTCCTGGTGAGTCACTCACAGGTGAACCGCGTAATAACCCTTGGGAACAACCAGCCCAGATGTCAAACGTTAATGAAGTAGCTGCATACTACATTGAGAGACTAGACAATGAAGAAGTGTTGCAAGACTTTGGTTCTATAATACAAGCTGGTGCATCCTTAACGCCTATTGTAGAGACTGTGTACATGCAGGGTGTTATGAGAGGATTACACTCAATAGATGCAGGAGTTGTTGTAGCGCCTGTTATACACGCATACATAAAAGCTTCTCTTGAAGATATGGGTATTGATGTTAAAGATACAAACGATAATCCACAGAAGAAAGCAGAAAATGCAGAGATGCAACGATTCCTTATGATTGCTAACAGTATGTTAGATAAAGAAGGTACAGACACACCTGATGAAGGGCAACAGATGGTTGAGTCTATGGTTGAAACGCAGGAGGGAGAACCTGTGGAGGAAGAGATGCCACAAGAAGAAGAAATGACACAAGAACAAAAGCCTATGGGCTTGATGGCAAAGGGTTAATATACAATGGCGTTTAATAAGAAAGAGTTTGCAGCAGGTTTTCTCAATCAAGTAACAGACAATATGATTGATATGCGTGAGGAAGCTGAAGCCTTTAAGCAGAAACAGATAGAGGCTAGTGAGCGTAACAGAGCACTAATAAGTACACGTACCGCTAGAGCCAACGCAGCTGTATCTTTAGGTAGAGAAGCTCTCCAGTATTTACCAGAAGGTGCTAGGTCTAAAGGTATTATACGTACTGCTATGGCTTCTGGCATGACAGGTGTAAGTGAACTTAGAAATAAACTTGCTAAGGCACACGCTAACGCAGGTCTATCCGCAGGTGAAAGACTATCTATTAACGATGTTGAAGCTATTATTAATATGCCTAATATACCTGACATTGATACAAAGTATATTGATATGCCACTAGAGCAGTTTGCTAAAGAAACATATGGTGCTACAGCAAAAGCAACTGAGTTTAAAGACGACACTAGTATCGTTGGTAGATTGTTTGGCTTCGGTGCTATGGATAGAACAAGAGAAGAACTAGGAAAAACACCTTCTGGTGATGGTATGTCTGTTGCAGATATAAATGCCGCTTCTCGTTTAGCTGAGTTTAATGCTCTTATACCTAATGCTGTAATGTCATTCTCTGATATAGAAACTTTTAGTAAGACAGAAGCTTTTACTTTTGCTAAAGATATAACTAAGTTGTATGATGATGCAAAAACTTCTAAAGAAGCAAAGGATGAGGCAGAAAAGGCTCAACAGATTCTACTGACAAAAGCGAAAAACGAAGGGCGTAAAGCAAGTGAGGTAACTTCTGTAGAGATTCTTGAGGCACGAAGAATTGCTACAGAAGTATATGCCAGAGGTCAGGTTGAAGATTATATAGATATGTTTGCAGGACAATACGGTGCGGTTGGCGGTTTCTTTAATCAGCAGATAGCTATGGATCAGATTAATAAACTTATGGGTGATGGATACCTAGATACACTAAAAGGTAAATATGGGTTAGATCCAAAGAAAGATAAACCTGATGCAGTGACTGATAAGGTTAAAGACTCAGCTACTGAAGAAGCTAAGATGAAAGAATTACCATACGAAGAGCCTACAGTAGCACAACCTGTTGCAGAATCTTTACCACCAGAGAAGCACAGACCAGGTGGAGATAAAGAAGTAGGTGCATTTGGAGATGCAGATGCTAGGCGCTGGGATAAGCAGTATGGTGCTCGTTACAACCCAGATGGTACTCCTATTATAGTTGAACCTAGACCTACAGACAAAGAAGCAACAGTCATGGTTGAGAATAAATATTCAGGGAAAGAGAAAGAGACAAACGCACAACAGGCGTGGGATGACAAATATAAGAAAACCCACAACGAAGATGGTACTCCTAAGAAACTTAAAGGTGACTAAGTATGAATTACTTTGAACAAAAAGAATATATGAAAAACCTTTACAGTGGTGTAGATACTTCTACTAAAAAGGAGTATGAAACTCTATCGTTTGACCCAGAAGAAACATTATCTGTAGACGACCTACGAAAAGACTATAAATATAATTCACCTATCCGTGACTATATGATTGAACGTATGGGTGTAGATTATCAAACTAAATCTGATGAAGATGTAGTAGATGATTTTGTAAAGCACATGCGTTACTTCAACTCTAATACTGTAATGACTGCAGGTGAAGTTAGATTTGTTACTAAAGCAAACGACAGACAAAAAGAGACAGCGCGTAAAGCTTATCAAATATATGATCAGCTAGGTAATGTCTTTGTTAATGATGGTTTAATGGGTGCAGTAAAAGGTGTAGGAGACTACGTGTTTGCAGCGGCTTCTGATCCTACTAACTACTTAGGTATACTTACTGGTGGTATAGGTAGAGCTGCAGCTGGTGGTGTTCAAGTAAGTGGTAAGCAAGTTATTAAAGCGGCAGTACGCAGGGCTGGTAGAGAAGCATTACAATCTGGTGCTACAAAACAAGCAGCAATAGATGCAGGTCGTAAGGCTGGTAGAGAAGCGGCGGCACGTGCGGCGGCTAGAGGTATGACCAAGAAAAGAACGCAAGGTGTGTATGATAAAGTCTCTAAACTTATTGAGACAGAAGCTATGAAAACTATACCTAAAGATGCTATGAAAAAGGCACAACAGGATCTGTTTAAATCAGCGGCAACTAAATCATTATATGCTACTACAGCGCTGGACGCTACAGCTGCGGTGTATCAAGATATTGCAAATCAAGAGGCTCGCCTAGAAGTAGGAGCGCAGGATTCTTTTAGTAAAACACAGAGTGCTTTCTCTGCTCTCCTTGGTGGTGTTGCAGGTGGCGCTCAACTTATTACACGTAAGCTAGGTGCTGGTAAATCAGGCTTTGAAGACACACGCACAGAGACAGAGAAGTTAGCACAGAATACAATAGATTTATATGCTCCTATTCTAAAGAAAGCAGACACACCTGAGGCGGCTAAAGCTATACGTAAAGCTGCAGATAAGTGGAATGCTAAAGTAGCTAGAGGTAAGAAGGGTAGAGGCGAGATACTAGACGACTCTCAACTTATTAGAGAGATTATGTTTGGTGATCCTGATGAGTTAAAACCAGGTGAGATAGGTGGACTTGTTGGTGTATTCAGAGCTAAGGGATATAAGGTTGGAAAAGAAGTTCACATATCTGACGTTATGACTAACGTAGCTAACTCACTTACGCAGAAAGAACTCAAAGATATTAACAAGTCTATAGGAAAGCATACAGGGTTTAACTTTGGAAACCTTACTGGTACACGTGTTAAGCTAGGGGATCTTATGGCAGATCGTTTTAGTGAGGCTGGTAAAACTCTACAAGTAGCATCACAGGTTAGTAAGACTTTAAACGCTGGGTTATTAGCGGCTGAGACTAAGATAAAACTGCAGTCTAACACTATTAAAAAAGCTGAGGAAGCTGAAAAGACATTAGCTGATGGTACAAAAGTTCCTAAGCCAGCTGAGCCGATACGTTATGGTCAGTCTGTATGGAAACGATTACTTGTTTCTTCTCCAGCTACTACAGCATTAAACGTTGCTGGTTTTAGCCAGTACTATGTAGGTCAAACTGTTGCTGATCTGTTTAGTTCAACAGCGTTAATGACTAAAGGTTTAGCACAGAGTGTTACTAATCGTAGTGCTGCACAGGAATCATTTAGACAAGCACGTGCTCTTAGCTCACTACAGGTACAAAAGATTCGTAACTTGATGGACCCATATACAACACGTGATGCATACATGAAGTTCCTTGAAGATCCTGAAAACTTAAACGCGCAAAAGGTATTGTTTGAAACTATGGCAGGTGGTGTAGATGCATCAGCTAAACGTTATGGCATGGACCCTAACAACCCAACCTTTCGTAATGTAGAGGCTTTCACTAGAGCTATGAATCAGATAACAGGTGTTCGTATACAGGATACGTTTACTAAGTCTCAAATGTTTATGACTGATATGGATAAATACCTCAGATTAAAGAGAGGTGTTACTCTTAAAGAAGCCTTACTATCTGATGATATAATTATTGATGATGAGGTTATATCAGGTGCACTAGATACTACTCTAAAGTCTGTGTTTGCTAAAGACTATACTACAGCAGAACAACCAGAGCTTCTTAGAACAGCGGCAAAGTTTGTAGAGACTGTATCTAATACACCAGGCTTAGGTACTATACTACCCTTTGGTCGTTTCTTTAACAACGTTGTGGCTACTGCTTATCAGTGGTCGTTCCTCTCTGCACCTGAGACACTACTTAAACCTGTGTTTAAACGAATGGCTAAAACTGAAGGTGTAGATAATATCACGGAAATGGATGCGGCTGCTCGTACAATAGTTGGGACAGCTGGTTTAGCACTTGCTGCTCAGTATGATAAAGAACGTAGGGATGATGGCTTAGGTGTATTCGAGATTAATATAGGTGGCGGTAAGATTATAGATGCTAAAAACACATACCCTTTTTCTGCCTTCCTTGCCGCTGGGCGTATCGTCAATATGAAGATGAACGGCGAGACTGTACCACCAGAGCTTATACAAGAGATGGGTACTCAAGTTGCTGTAGGACAGTTAGCAAAAGATGCTCAGTTTGGTAATGATCTAAACAATATACTAGATGTATTAATAAACCAAGATGAGGGTGCACGTGGTGCACAGTTTAACGCCTTCCAAAAAACCTTTGGTAATATCTTAGCAGGTACTACTAGACCTTTAGACGCTGTCAATAAGATTGTAGGTTTTGCTATGGGAACAGACACAGCTAAAGATGTAAGACAGGCTGATGGCGCTGGTTTGTTTACTCAGACTTCTACAAAATACTTTGATAATATCCTTGAAGCATTCATAGGCAAGACAGATAGTATTACTGGTGAAGATTTGAAAGTAGCAACAAGAGAGGGTGAGATATATGATGCTAACCCCTTTGCTAGAATCTTTGGTCTAACTATAAAGCAAGGTCGTACTGCTACTGAGAAAGCATACTCTATGTCTGAGATGCAAGCTTGGACTGCTAATGAGAGATCTAAACTACCTGCATACGATAGAGCATTCAACGGTATGTTAGCACCTATCTTAGAGAGACAGACGCAGAGACTTTTAAGGACAGAGAAGTTTATGAAAGCTGACCTGCCTGAAAGACGCGGTATGTTAAAGGCTGTACTACGTAGCGCTAAGAAGCAGATACGTGAGAAGTTGGACAGTGGTTATACTACAGGGGATAACGTTAAGCTAAGAGCCGTATATAAAGCACAGTCAAAGTTCTCTAAAGAGATAACATCAGAAGCTAAGAAAGTAATGAAAGAAAAGTTTGGTGTGAGTGGTGAAATAGAAGACTACTCTTTCGCTGAGCTAGATCTATTTATAAGTTATAGTGAGCATCTCAAAGATGCCTATGACGAAGCAGGTCAGTTATAAACAAAGAGAGAGGGGGCTAAGAAGCCCCCTTATTTTATTCCATGTATGTCAGCTGATAACCTAGCCCACATCTTTGCTTCCAGTACCTTCTCCCTAGCTCTCTCCTTTTCCCTACAGTCGTGTAAGTTGTTTAAGATGTAGTTGTCTAGATCACGCACTTCTTTGTTAAGCCCTGTGTTAAACTTATTACTCTTAGTCTTAACAAAGTTATTTGCCTCTAGCTCTATCTTCTTCATTCTTTATTTTCTACTTTCTTTAGGTAGTCTATTGCTCGTTGCAATCCCTCAAGATCATCGCCTAGTAAACCTATACCACGATTACAACTGCTACAGAGATGCCCTCTATATGTTTCTGTAGTATGACAGTGATCTAGGTGAAGCTTCTCTCCTCTAAGATCTTTTGCATCTACACCACAGCAAGCACACTTACCAAGAGCTTTATGACCATGTAACTTCGTAAGAAAATGTTGTACGTTTCTAGCGTTGTTATTACAAGGTTTACATTTGTTATGTAAGTGCTCGTTAATACTACCATCTTTTGATAGGTTACGAACTGCTACATGAAAGTTTTCCTTTGTTTCAGGTAAGACTTCTTTACATGCGGTACATCTTTTATGCCTAACATAGTCTGGTTCTTTTTCTTCTATATGCTCAAACAAATCGAACTTTAGTTGCATCATGTATCCTCTGGTAGAGCGTTACACATAGGTAATATAAAAACTTTTTCAGTAAGTTCTTCTGGTAAGTATGTATATACACTTGTCATTGCACGTGCTGCACCATCAATACAGCTATCATATGTATCATACAGGATAGGTGAGGCTTTTATTGTTGGCTCCTCACCCACCATGAATGCTATAAGCACAAGAACATACATTATTCTTGCTCTTCAGAATCAAACTTATCTTTGACGTAATCTACCCCCTGTGTTACTTTAGGTTCTACATAATTATAAGTAGAACTACCTACATTACTAGCTACGTCAATAGCTGCAATACCTACAAAAAACATTACTAAAACTTCAACCATCTAAGTGTTCCTTCAGTTTGTTATAATCACCAATATGGTGACCTTCATTATCCCAGACTTGGGGTACAGTATTCATACCTGCCTTTAACATTAGTGTTAACAACCACCTACTACTAACTGTATCAATAGAGTAAGGCATAAACGCTATGCCTTTCTCCTCTAGTAAGTTCTTTGCTTTGTTACAGAACTCACAACTACTTGTTCCTAATACTATATACATAGTCTATACCAAATCTACTATTTCACAAGAGTCTCCAGAGCAAGCCATTGTTTGCATAGACACTGTGTTATCTTCACTCTCGTAGTCTGACAACTCTGACCAATCAATACTGGTAGGCATCTTTGAGAGTAATTCTTTGTACTCTTTCTTATCTATCTCTTGGTAAGGCGCTTGCTGGTATGAGTGATCTGAGTGTGGCAAAAATGACACACCTGACATTTCATCAAAGTGTTTGTACACGAATGCACCTACATCCATCCACTCCTCATCACGTACTGTTATAGTAACAGATGGCTTATGCTCACACCAGTGTCGTTGATATGCAAGCCACAACTCTAACTGCTCCACAGCCGACATAACATTACGTGTCACTGACTTCTCAGGCGACTTAACTGGGAAGCTAAACACAACTGTAGAGTCAGGCTTCATAACACATGGTTCATTAGGTATACCTCTATCAATCATAAACTGAGTTAGAGGATCTTTATTGTCACCACGTACAGTACGAATATAGTATGGGCTATGTCTCGCATGGATTCCACTGGCGCTATCTACAAGCTGTGAAACCGTGCCGCTAGGTTTTACGCAGCTGATAGCAGCACTGGCAGGTATACCTAGTAGGTTAGCCCAATCCCGATTAGTTTCTACAGCAACAGAACGTAGGTGCTCTAGTGTCTTCTTCAGACCTTTGTTCTTCTGTGTCATTAATGGGTTGTCCATGATACCTGTCATAGATACACCAAGCAATCTCTCTTCTGCTGTATTGTTCTGCCATACTTTACGTAGGTAAGGAAACTTAATCATAGTAGATTGTATTGTACCTAAGATAGTAGCAAGTCTAACCTTACGCTCAAGATCTTCTAGTGTATCAGTAGCACGTACTACACACTCCGTTAGGTTACAGAACTGGTATGGGCGTAAAATTATCTCACTGCAAGGGTTGCAGCCGAACTCGTAGTTAGGATCACGTCTACCATTCTTAGCCGCTTGTACCTTAGATGCCTGTCTGTTAAAGATACCACGCTCACCAGACTTAGACTCAACCAGAGACAACCATTCACGCATGAATGTTTCCATGTCTGGCTTCTCACTGTAAGCTACTGAGTTGTTAGCTAATGCTCTATGTCCTGCAGTTTCCCACCACTGTCCTGACTTAGCATGACGCATTCTATCATCAGATAAATTACTCAATGAAATCATAGCACTACGGCGTACACCACCAACAACAACTATCTGACCTATGAAACACATAAGGTCGTGACATTCCATAGAGCTAAGCTTACGTCCTTGCGCTCCCTTGAAAGTAGCTACAGCGAAGTTAAATAGTTCTACTAACGGCGCTGGTCCTGATGCTCTACCGCCAAACGTTTTTAGTCTTGCACCTGCAGGACGAACCTGAGACACATCCCACTTAGGTATTTCACCAGCCCATAGGAGTGCAAGAACTTGACGGAACCCCTTAGCCCAGCCTTCTTTGCTGTCCTTAACGACGACGACAGACTCACTGTCGAAAAGATCAGGGACTTCTGGGAGCTTTGTGATGAACTGTCTCTCAACAGAGAAGCCAACACCCGTACCACAGAGAAGGATATACATAGCTTCATCGAAGGACTTAGGGTCATCTACGGGTAAGTAGCTACAATTATATCCTGCTGTATTGTCGCGGTCTAAAGCTAAACCAGCAGTCATCATCGCTCGCATACTAGGCATTATTTCCTGGCCCAGTATAGCCTGTTCAAGGTTCATTACATCTGTATTAGCAAAACAACTATCGGCTGAAACTACTCCACGATCAAGCGCCTTGCGAACTACGTTATCCATGTAACGTCCTACTGTCTCTCCCCAAGACTCACGGCCTTTGCCATCAAAGTACTTGGCATAGCGTGACTTGTGTATGAATGCTTGATAGTCTGTTGGTAATTGGTTACTCATCTATTATCTCCTGATCCTTTTATTACACCACGTGCAGCGCGGCTGTTTAGTTTGTACATATTCCTTTGTATTATATCCTGTAGGTCACTGTCAAAGTAATTAGCTATAGCAACTGTATAAAATAATACGTCACCACATTCTTTGAGAATACCCTCTTCATCATTAGTATTATCACGCAGTACACGCTTTATCTTGCCATGTAATTCTCCTACTTCCTCACACAACCCTAATAGGTTTTCCATTAGCCTATCCTCAGGTTTTGTTACAATCATACTCTCAACAAAGTCGGAATACTCTGTTGGTGTTGAGTCTATTAGATTGTTTATTGCTTCTATGTCTTCTCTAGCAATCATTTTCTTTCCTTAACATTTAAATTTTCTATATTCATATCGTCTACATCGTATATAACATCTGTTATTAGATCGTGTACATCTTTTTCATGGCTGTTGTTAGCGGAAGACAGTATATTATTGTTGTCTTCTACCTTAGCTACAAATGTAACATTAAACTTTTTCATGCACTACCCTTTGTCTTCGTCCATCTGTTGAGTATAATAACATTGTCCTCTACCTTGTACCCAGTATCTGTTTCAATCAGAGCTTCTTTGTACTGATCTGGGAACATCTCTCTCATAAGGTCACCTCGTAATTCTACAAAATCATCCCATGCATCAGGGTACTTATCTAAGAATGCTTGTGCTGCTGCCATAGTAAGAGCTTCCTCTAGTGCTGCTTTCATACCATCGTGTGTTTCAGCCTCGCCAAGTACTAGACCTGTCTTGATGTGTCCTGTCCACTCACCCTCTTCTGTTAAAGGGTGTAGTATAATAGCAACATCTCCAGGCTTTACTTCATAGCCCATCATAATCTCCTCTTCACTTTCACACGTTGATCTTTCATACGCTTACCCTTCTCTAATAGCCAACCCTCAGGTATTACTCGATGCGCCCACTTGAATCCATTCTTCTCACACCAATCACAGTACCTACTCTTAGCACCCTTATATAGTTTAGAGTTTGCGTTACTAAATACAAAACGTATATCTAGTTTAGGGTGTTGCTTCTGTATTTCTACGTGCTTGCGCCTATCTCCAGAACTGAATAACCCTTTTGTCTCAATTATAATACCGTTGTCTAATTCGAAGTCTGGTGTATAGGTGCGGTACTTTAAATCTTCCCACTCT